GGCATATGGATAACGCCGCCATATTCATGAATCGCCGCATAAGGGCAATCCGCAGAGGCATAGACCTTGCCGGTGATGGTGGTTGCCGCTTTTTCCAGCAGCGACTGAATCGAGCGCCAGAGCTTGCCGGTGATATGGTTCAGCACCTGCCCAGACAACTTCTGCGTGATGACGTAAGTGCGGAAATCCTCAACAAACCCGGACATTTCCTTTGTCACTTCCTTGTCGATAGTAAGCGGCATTTTGTCGAACTTTTGCACAAGCTCTTTATCGCCTACGAGCGTAACACCGAGCATGGCTTAAATCCTTATATGGGAATCATTCTTTTATATTGGGCGAGCATTCCGGTGACGAACTGGCTCATACCGGAGTTATCGAAGGTCACGGTTTCCTGCCCGCCGATGCTTTTGCTTTTCTGGCCGATGCGGTCACGGTAGCGGTAACGCTCGGTCACGATCTCGATACAGGCTTGCTCAATATCGAATGGCACATAGCTGTAAGAAACAAGCACGGCCTTGCCCGCATCTGCTGCAGCAAAGGTATAAACGCCTGCCGCGACAGAATATTGGCCTGCAGCGGGATTTGATGCAACAGGGGCAAGCGCTACGCCGGTGGCTGCGTAAGTTACCCCCTGGTCAACCGCCCAGTTGCCATAGGGGGCGGCAACGGTGATCTGGTAAGGCGTGGCGGGGATTGTCTGCGCTTCGTTCTGCACGGCGTAGCCTGCGTTGTATTGAACCTGCACGTTAGCATTGCCCCTGTTGAAGCAAGCCCCGCGCAGGGTGAGCAATTGAGGCATTCCGGGCGGAGCGCCATTCCAAGGTTCCAGCACGTAGCCATAACCCGGCTGAGTCAGCGGCGTGGCTATGGCGCTGTAGGCAATTGCATCAATAACCAGCGAGGATATGGAAAGCACCGGGTAGTTGCGCAGCATGATCTGCGCCGTGTCCTTGCCGTCCAAAATCTCGGTGTAGCTGGCCTGAAATAGGCTGGGGCGTTGCAGGTATGAAAGAATCAACCGGCTGGCGCTGCCAATAAGGCTTGTCAGAACCGCATCATCTCCGGTCTGGGTTGCGCCGACCCATGCCTTGACGTTGGCAAGCGTTGTGAGGTTCTGTGCCAAGGGATGCCATCCTTATGATGTTAGTGCGTGACTTCGGCAGCGGGTTCTTCGGCGGGAGCCGGTGCTTCGGTGGACTCAGGTGTCGGTTCGGGAGCGGAAGTAGCGGCTGGTGTCGGTTCCGGCGTGGGCTCGGGCGTAGGTTCAGGGGTAGCGGCTGGCGCTTCCGTAGGATCCGGGGTAGGCTCAGGGGCTGTCGTAGGTGCTGGCGGCTCAGTCGGTTCCGGCGTGGGAGCCGGTGCTTCCGTCGGCGCAGGCGTGGGCTCGGGAATCTCCACCGGTGCAGCATAGCAACCCATAGCGAAAGCTATTTCAATGAAATCGGCAGGAACGTACAGGAAACCGTCCTCGTGCACTTCAAAATGATCGCTGCCCTGCGAAATGCCGGTAAAGCCATCAGGAATGCTCAGCTTAATGGTTTCAATGACTTTAGTGATGGTAACGCTCATAATAATCCCCTTAAAAAATGATCTCTTGTCTGCGCCCCCCCCCTATGCGAAGAGGCGCAGTAAAGAAGCCATTTACCTTGCGGTATTTAGCCGTTCGCGATGTTGGTGATGACACCCATGCCGAAGGTCGCATACACGGCCAGAACTTCTTCCGTGTAGACGCCGTACTCATCCTTGCGGGTGCGTTTCGGCCAATCCATGCGGTAGTAATCCTGACGGGTTATGACCTCAGCCACGTTCGGCACATCGTTGTTCTGGTACCAAGGCGGAAGCTGTTCGCAGTAAGCGAGAATCGTGCCCGGCGGAACATCCGGGTGGATTTTGATCGGCATCTTGTAACCGCCTTCGGAGTTGAAGGGGTTGAAGTAGAATGAAATCGTGCCACCGGCAGTGATTTCATACTCACCGCCAGCCTTGGCGGGGCTATCGTAACGCAGAAGCGGGCCGGAGCTGTTGGACAGCACCTTGGTGGTGATGTTCTTCAGTTCCTGCGCGTTCACATACAGCACCGTCGGGCCAACGTTGAAGTTGCTCCACATCTGCTGAAGCATGGTGTCGATTTCAACCACGGAGCCACGACCGGAAGCGGTAAGCGGGGTACCCGTACCTGCAACACCCGTACTCAGGATGTTGACATAGGCGAGGTTGTTCGGATTGAGCGCCTGCGTGAGCAGACCGTCAAACGCAAGGTTCGGGTTAGACGAGTTATCAGCCGTAATCGCGGTCGCGGCCTGACGGCTGCCTGCGAGCGGAGCGGAGAACGTAGTGCTGTTGATGTTGGTGATCGCCTGCAACGTTTCGTTGCCCGCGGTACCGACAAACCATGCATAGGCCATCGCGCCCTGAATGGCAGGAACGGTTACGCTCAATACCTGGCCAAGCGTAATAGCCTGCGTGGTGTTGCTCGACTTGTTGGAAGAGCCACCGTTCAGCACAAAGGTCTGGCCTTCTGCGCCGGTGACGGTTTTCTGCGTTGCCACACCAGAAACGGTGCTGGAGTTTTTCCAGCCTTCGAGGGTAAGCGCGACAACAATCACCGAATAGGTAGCGGTAGGAAGCGTTGCACCGCTGCCACCGGCAGAAAGCGCAGGAGCCGAAGGAGTGCCGAGGGCAACACCGCCGCTGTTACCGCCGAGGAGCGCCATTTCTTCCTTGCGCATGGTCTTATGGAGCAGGCGAATGGTTGCAGTGGCATTGATGTCCTCGAAGCCGCGCGCAGCGTGCTGAGCCTCAAACGTGACGTAGTCTTCTTCGCCGATGGTCGCATACGCCGCAGCCTTGGTCGTGGCAGTATAGTTCATCGTGCCGGAGCGCTGGCCTTCCGGTACCCAGCCCATAGCATCATAGCCTGAACCGCTGAGCGCCGTGATCTGCTTCCATTTTGCGGAATCACCAGCATTCTGGCGAGACACACGCGGGATGCTGTTACGCAGCGGGGTCACGACTGGATACAAGTTTTTTGCGGGAGCCTGCAGGTCGTAAAAGACGAGGCCGGTGCCGACGTTAACGTTCTTTTCAAGTTTACCGTTGGCGAGGGAAGCCTTGGTCATATCCAAGGTTTCAGGAGTGGGATTGATCAACATGGTGTTGTCCTTTCAGAATAAAAAAAGGGCCACCAAATGAATGGTGGCCCTGTGAGTGGAGGGTAAGGTTAAGGAAACGTGTGCTTAGGCTTAGTTACGCGCGGGCGAGCCCTCCGCCGGATTAGAGAGCGCGAGCTTCATAAGGGCACGCGCACGTTCATCCGGTGACATTTTCTCAAGCTCGGCCTGCGTCTTCTCGATCAGGTTTTTCCCGTCCCCGGTTCCGCCATCATGAGATTTCTCAAAAACCCTCGCATTGCCCTTGAAAGGCATTGGCTGCTTTTCCAGGTGCTCAATTCTCAGGTTTTGCTTTTCCACGGTTTCCTGCAGGCTCTTCATGATGGGAAGTGCTTTCAGGAGCGTGTCATTGGCTTGCGCAGCGACTTTGGTAACGGCGAGCACCTCATCGGTGCGCGACTGCAATTCGCTGATCGCTTTGTTTAATTTGATGTTACCTGCGCTTTTCTTGGCTTCGTCATCGGAATCATCTTCCATAATCCCCATGCCTTTGAAGCATTTTTCCATTTCGGCAACATGGTCGGAAGCGCCCTTGTGCAGGGAGAGCAGAGCTTCGGTATCGGCTTTGCTATGGCGAGCGCCAGCCTTGCCGAGTGCGGCCTTGACCTTTTCGGATTTGAACAGCTTGGCCAGCGCATCACACTGCTCGCCGGTCATCTTGGCTGCCATTTCAAGGATGTCACCGACTTCGCTTTCCTCGACATCATCGCCGGTAAAGAGTTCGCCGGTTTCCTCTTCCACATAGGCTTTGAGAATCTCGGAGCCGGTTTTAAGCCACGCCTTGATGGCCTCCGGTATGGCGGATTCATCGCCTTCAACTGCACGCTCATACTGCGCGCAGCTCATGAAGCTATTGATGGAGCTGAGGATGTATGCCAGCTCGCCGATGCCATAGAGCGACTTAGCAAGGCCATTCGCGCCGTCGGCCTTTTTGCTCTTTTTCTTGTCTGCGGATTTATCTTCTTTTGCTTTTTCGTCACCGGCTGCCGCGTCGGCATCATCTTTTTTGGCGTCATCGGCTTTGGCTTTGCCCTTATCGTCGGCTGCATTTTCATCGCCCTTGCCCTTGTCTTTACCATCGCCGGATTTTTCATCATCAGCTTTGGCATCAGGCTTTTTTGCACCTTTGAGCAGCTCATCCATTTCGGCAACAGCGGGCGCAAGTTCGGCCTGCTTCTCGATGGTGATTTCGTGGATTTCACAGTCGCGTTTGTTCAAGAAGGTTTTGCCATCGGAGGCTTCCCATTTCTGCACAGGGGCGCTCTTCGGCTTCACGGCTTTACCGTCTTTTACAAGCTCGGTATTGGCAATGGAGGCAGCGCCCCCAGCGTTTGCGTTAATGGTCATAGTTTCCTCATGTTTACTGGGGGTGATGAATTTGCGCATTTCGCTGCTGCCATCGGCTTTGATCACTTCAAAGGTTGCGGTTGGCACGCAGGGATTATCAACAAGCGATACTTCCGAAAGCGTGGGGGTGTAACGCATCAGGCCGGGTTGCAAGGGGTCTGCCCAACGCTTTGCATAGCCGCCGCCGATACTGAAACCGGTATAAACGCCTTCCAGCACCTTCTGCCATTCGGTGTCATCGATAACCTTTGCGCATCCCTCGACGCGCTTGTTGTCATCGTCGAAATTGATTTCTGTTAATTTGCCAGCCGCAATATTGCCGTGCATGGCGCGCACATTGCCAAGGCTCTTGCCGCCTGACGCTTCCTTAAAGCTATTCGACCATTCCTCGAAAGCAGGCTTTGAGCTGGCATAATCCAGTATTTCACCTGATTTATCTTCAATCTCTTCGGAAATTATGCCGTATACAAGGCGCTTTTCCGCATCCACCTTGGTGATGGGGATGAAGAGTTTTAAGCCGTCTTTCATGGGGAGTCCTTTATCAGACAAGGGAGTTGCGATCAGGCGGCGTAGAGCAAATTATCCATCAGGTATGTCGTGAAATCGCCGAGAAGGAAGTGACCAAAGGAGGAAGGATGCTGCCCGTCATTGCCAACGTTTAAATCGGTATTAACGCCAGCAGCGCCGCTTGGAGCGGTGACATTGGTGCTGCCGACAAGATAGCCATTTCCATTTTCGGGCGCGAAGGTTTGCAGGAAGGCGACCTTGCCGTTGATAGTCGGCAGAAGGTTGGTGGCGGCGGTCTTCAATGTCTGCTGCATGGTAAGCGCTGTGCCGCTAAATGGCCCACCGTTCATCCACATACCCATCACAATAATGATAGCCTGCGGATACTTCGCGGTGAGCAGTGGTAAAAGCGTATTGATTGCGCCGGAGAGCTGGGAAGAAACAGCGGTATCATTGCCGCTACCCTGGATCATGAGGATAAAAGGCAGATTATTCCCCGCACTATCAACAGGCAGAACCGGGTCAATATCGCCCGTGTAGTTTTTTAAGGTCGCCGGAACCGTACTCGTAAGNGAGGCGATGCCTATCGTCATGGGTGCGGCGTTGGCGGTATTAGTGCCAAGACCCATAATCAGAAAATTATTGCCGCCTGAAAAACATGGTATTCGCGTTTTGAATCTGCCGGCGCCAAAGGCTGCATCAAGCGCGGCCTGTAAGGTGCTGATGCTCGTATTGTAAGCGATAGCGGCAGTGGTAGTGCCGCCCTGCGAAAGGGTAAATGTCCCTCCCGAAGGAGCGCCGAGATTGAGCATCCAGCTATTCAGCGGCGGCACGGTACGATCTGAATAATTAAGGTTAACAGCCCCGCTGTCGGCAACAACGCCAGTTCCGCCAACGCCAAGATTTTCATATTCAAGCCCGAGATTTTTTGCCAGAAGCGCGCCGTAGCATTCCGACTGTCCGGTTGCGCCGACAAGGCCGGACGCATACGAATCGCCAAGATTTAATAGCTTCATTTTGGCCGAAACCTGTGGCTTGCTGAGCGTTCCGCTAGAATCGACGCCAATACCCAACAGCACGGAATTGCTTACAATGCGAACAAAATGGGGGCGTACCTCGCCACTGAAGGTTATGGTAACATAGTACTCATTGCCCGATGCGCCGCCCGCAATGGTATAAGGCGATGGACTTACGATATAAGTGCTTGCTGCGTCCGGGTTTGTTGTCCAGGCGCTATCAACAGTGGCGACCTTTGTGGCTCCGACATATCCGGTTATGCGCTTGCGCTGGCCAATGCCAGTACCGCCGTTGATGTAAACATACTGCTGATTGTAAAATCCGTTTGTCGTATTCGAGCCCGCCGCGAGGGTTATCGTCGATGCTGCGCCAGCCTGAGCCGTGCCGATTGCCGAGGGGCTGTCAACCGCGTCAAATACTTTTACGCCATCAATAACCACATCAAGCGTGCCTGCGCCTGTGTTGCGATATTTAAGCTCAAGCTGTTTAGTATTTGCAACCGTCTCGACAACTATTTTACCCACATCGGATTGCGACTGCGGGGTAAGCCCGCAAATGCCTGCATACCACCACTGAAACGGCACCGGCTTGCCCGCTGGGTAGTTAAAATGCGTTGTATCGATGACGCCACCCGCCGAAGCGATGGCATTCATAAAGGGATAGTAATTGCTATTGGTTATCGCGCTTGTAGCTCCGCCGATATTGGAAAGCGTAGTCGTTGCCGCTGTATAGCCCTGCTGTCGCTTTGTTGATGCCGCGCTTAAAGCGGCCAGCGCGCTGAAACGGGAATTACTGCCCGTGCCGCCGCTTGTAATTGGAAGCACACCCGATGCGGCGCTTACGTTGGGAGATAAAATGCTGACGGTCTTGGTATTGCAATACAGGACTTGTGTTGCGCCATTGCTTAGGGCCACAGGCGTAGCCTGCCCCGCATAGCCAATGCTTATCGGGCCACCCGAATTATTGACAACATTCCATTGACCATTTGCGCCAGCGGGCATCACAACGTTCGCGCCGCTGCTGCCGACGCTTCCCTGAAAGGTTATCGCATAGTCGGAAAGCTGCGATGTTAACAGGTTCAGCGTCCCACCGGAGAGTTGGATTTGCATGGAATTGCCTAAGAGAGAGGTGAATGAATTAGACCGTCAAAGCCTGTAACTGGGCGTTTGACAGCCTGCTATTGTAATAACTTACGCTCTGAACCCAGCCGTTAAGCGGCAAAATCTGATTGCCTCGACCGCCAATGCGCAACTGATTTACTGCGGGGATACCAAGGGCGAAAGTTCCGTCAGCCGTTCCGTTCACGTAAAATGTGTACGTCGCGCCGTCGAAGGAAACACCCATTTTTGCCACAGCACCTATAGCAAGCGAATACCCGCCTTGTGCGCCGCCGCCAGTTGCCGCTACAGCGGCATTAGCGGCAGGCTGTAAGCCAGAGTAGCCCGCATTATTAGATGCGAGGTATATTTCGTTATTCGTCGTGCCGTCATTGAAGCAAGCGTGCGCTGCAAAGCCGGAGATTCCCATGACGCTGCCCGTCGTGAGAAGAGTACCGGCCAGTGGGTTGAAATAGGACGTGTTAAGCGTGTAGCAATTATCCTGCGCTCGGGTCACTGCGCTTGCCGTTGTAATAATAAGCGAGCTAGCAAAAGAACCCTGCTCACACTGAATACCGTCAATAGTATGTGCGTAGCCAGTGCCAATAGCCGTCATTTCGTTCGCTGTGCCATCGGTATTGAAGGCCGGATAAAATTGCACGGTTCCTGTGGTGTTTGTTGATGTATAAGTGACCTCCACGCGCCACCAAGTTCCAACATTGCGAATTGCATAGCTGACGATGTTCGCGCCAACAGAAGAGGCAACGCCGGTGAACGGGTTAAACACGAGAAAGTTCGCGCCGTTGTTGTTATCGCCAAAGCACACATACTCGCCGTTGAAAGAAAGCGGCTTAAGTAGGTAAGCCGATATAGTCACGGCTACGCCCGACGCTTGAACAAAGTTATCTTGGCCGCGCGCGCCCGCCGATGCCTGCGCTTTGGCAAGGGTGCCGGGTGTTCCGCCTAGAACAATACTGCTATTAGCCGCGCCACTGCCGCGCGTTACTGCCGTACCGCCAATCGACATCGTATTCGTGGTGCTGCCGCTCGATATGCTTTTAAGATTTGTGCGTGACTCCTCTGTCAGATACCCGCGCATCGCGTGCGATACAGGGTCGTAATCAAAGCGCGGTGCGTAATAGGCCACACTCGTTGTAAGGTTATAAGCAACGGGTGAGCTGTAGCTGGTGTGTTCGACCTGCGCGCCCCATATATAATTGTAAGACGCTCCGTTGCCAGTATACCCGTCACTCGTTCCGTTGGNTAGGAACACGTACATCGACGGGTTCGCTTCACTGCTAGTTGCGCTTAAGCTAAACCGTGACCAGCCATTGCCTAGATTGGTGATTTTATAACTTAAATTACTGTAAACTGAGCCAAATACTATGTATGGGACTTGCGCGATAGCGCCCGTAAGTGGGTTGATAATAGCTGCCGCGCCACCGCTTGCAGTTTGCAGCCTGACCTCAACGCCCCTGTCAGAACTGCCATTTTTTACGTAAATACTTGCCGTTAGCGGCGTTCCTGCCGGAACAGATAAGGCTTGTATAAGGTAGTGGTTTGTTGATGCAGTCGTATCTTCGATCAGGCTTTGCGCGGAAGATGTTCCATCAGGCGCTAAACCGCCTATAGCAGTAGGCGTGCTGTTGAAATGCGACCATGCCGCATTAGTAAAATCTTGGCTCTGCGCGACTAAGTTTTCCGGCGCATAAACCACTTTTCCTGTGGCGTCATATTGAGTGGCGCTGCTAGAACGGGAAAACGTGAGATTCGCAGGAAGCGAGCCAGACAAAAAATTAAAGCTCGCTATCGGCGATTGCGACCTGGCCTTTACCCCGCCAGTAACGAACTTGCCATATCCCCATTTCAGCATTTAGCTGCCCTGCCCAGCAGTAAAATACATCTGGTTGTTGCCGCTTGGGCAAATTGCGTTGCACTGGGTGGCGTTACCCTTGCGCAGCACAATGGCAGCGCCGGGCTGAACCGGAGTGGCGTTAGCCGTGCCTGTCGTGCCGGGAGCCTGCGCCGAACCATTGCCGAAGCCAACGAATGCGATGAATGACCCTGCGTTGGTAACGAGGCAGTCGGTATAGGCAACGGACTGCACCAAAGCGAAGCTGGCGCTTGCGCCGCCGGTGGTAGCGGTAAGCGGGATGCTTTCACCCGCAGTAAAATTCTCTGCCATGCGATTAACTTTCGTTGTCAGTGGATATGAGCAACCATCTGCTTTTCAAGCATCAGGAGCGTGCCGCAAATAAACTGCGAAGCGGCATTGTCATCGTTGATGATCTGCGAGTACTTGACAAAAACCTTGCGGCCTTTTTCAAGGTCTAGACATTGCACATAAAGCGTAAACTCGTTGGCCGGACAGATAGAACGGCCTGCGCATACATAGGCGCTGTTAAACCGCATTGTAGCCGCAGCGTTCATTGTCGCCCGCTCGATGGCGGTGCATTTAAGGTCTAGGTCGGTGTTGCTTAATTTCAGGAAGTCGGTGGTGAAATGGCTCGCCGCGCCATCATTCTTCTGCGTCGGCATTGTCGCCTCCGTCTGATTCGTCTGAGCTGTCTTCTTCTCGTTCGGAGATAAGAACGCACTCGCAGCCCGGATGCCCGGGAGGCGCATCGTCACCGCTGTCAAAGTCTTCTTCAAGCGGGATAGCGCCCTGATCGGCATTGTCTTGGCAAATCGGGCAAGCATTCGCATCGGCATACCAGCTCTTTAAGATTTTAACGCCGTTCTCTTTGGCGGCTTTCATTCCCATCAGCGCACCCTGCGAATTGGCAGAGGCGATTTCAGTGTCAGCGATAAGCTGCGCGCGGTCTTCGCTGAATGCGCCGGACTCGGCGATCAGGTCGGCTATTTCATCATTATTCAGGCCATCGGCGAGGCCATCCGCAATAACCCTGCGCACCATGTCGCGGGTTGCGTCGGTGATAACCATTTCAGCGTTGGCGCTGTCCACAAGCTCGCCTTCGGCGTTATAGCGCTTGCCTATCATCTCGGCGGCACGGTCGCGGGCAAACTCAACGGCGCGGTCATTAACGACATCGACAATCTTCTCGTCGGAGATACCGAGAGTCATAAGTTCGAGCTGGCCGGAATCTTGGAGGATCCGCGCAATGTCATCCGGTGCGATATTAACCACATGGTCGAAGCTCGATAGGTCTAGGCTGTCAGCTATAGTCAGCGCTCTGTCGTCATCATCCTTGAGTAGCTTCTGCAAGTCACGGCGCACTTGTGCGGCAATGTCCTTGCCAGCCGTTTTGAGCAGCTTCGCAAGGGCTTTCTTAAGCTCAGCGCGTGCCTCGCGGGTTGCCTTGCGGTCGAAAGGGACTGGCTTTTTGCCGCCTCGCTTTCTCAGCCGCGAATAGGCCGCTTTATAGGAATGGTCGTGCGCTTTATGCGCATCGTCGGTATTTTCCTGCCTGTCGGCATTCTCAGCACCGCTGTTACCAGCTGGATCGTCGCCCTGCCCGACTTCTGTCGGTAGCCCTTCGGTAACCGCGACATAGCCGGTAGCGGTGGCCAGCATAGGAACCGCATAAGCGCCGCCGAGCGGGTCAAGCCCTTTTTGCTCGCGGGCTTCATCGATGCTAATAAGCCCTGCTTTCGTTTCATTAACAAGAATAGCAGACGCTTCCTTTGGGTCGCTGTCACGCGAGTCGAGCCAGTCGAATACCAGGTCGGGTGATTGAAAATCGGTGGCAATAATCCGGTTGAGGTTATTGCGGATATAATTCTGAACCGGCGTCAGGCCTTCTTCGCGTGCCTGCTCTTTGGATGATTCGGCGGTAGCGCGGTTTACCTGCTTTACGAATGCGGTAGGCGGCAGTGAAAACACGAAACACACAATGCGTGCCAAAAACTCGTCATATTCATCTTTCAGCACCGGCTCTTTGGTCTGCTGGTATTTTGATTCAGGCACAACGCGCACCTTGCGGCGCTGCGAGGAATTGCCAGTAAGCAATGCGTCAAGGTATTTCTGAAAGCCATTGACCTGGTCCATTGACCATTCTTTGGGCATCATCAGAAGCGCGTCGGGCTGGCTGCCATCACGATAATATTCGAGCTGGTGCAGCGTGCGTCGGATAAGGATATTGGCGGTGACAAGCACCTGCTCAACATGGCTATAACCGTAGACTTTATGGCTGCGCGGATTGTGCTTTAAATAGAGCAGCTCTTCACTGGTATAATCAACGGCAGGAACGCCATGCAAGACCTGCTGGTAGGCGGGGTCGGGTGCAATTGGTCTGCGGCCTGAACCATCAAGAAGCACCTTAATAGTGCTGCCATCAATAATTTCGAGGGCGTAGAGTTCACCACGGCGATTCTGACGCTTATAGATAGCGGCAGCATCGATGACAAACATGTCCTCAAGCCACATGCGAAGCCATTGCTCCCATGTGTTTTCCTTGTCCGGCGATTGCAGAAACTCGTTGATAGCTTTGATTCGAGCTTGCTGATCGGCAGTAGCTTTGGCGTGCCTGTTATCATCGTCCGGCTTGATTTTAATCGTCCATTCGAGCGCTTCCATCTGATCTTTGCGCGTCTCGATCACCGAGCGCAGGATGTCGCAGCTATCAGCAAGCGTGCGTAACTGGCTGAAGGATACTGACTCGTTTGCTCGCGGTGAGTAATTGAGGTTGTAGCCGGTCGGGTAGTCAAACGCCCTGCCCTTGACATCGTCCGGCGCCATCGGTTGCACCGGTTGAAGCGGGCCGAACCATGTATTAGGCGAAACGCCTGAGATAACATAGCGCGCGGCGTCTACCGTGCGACGCAAAAGGGAGGGCTGCAAAGGTGTCTGCTTTCCTCCCTCTGGCATGGCTATCCTCTACTCTGCTGATTTAGAAATCAGCGCTGGCGATGATGTAACCCGAACCGCCGCCGCCCTGTAGGGTGGCGCTCAGGCCAACCGTCTGGGTAAGGGAAGTGGTGAGGCTGATTGCATTCACGGTGTGCGTTGAGCCCGCCGCAAGGCCGGTCGCCGCTGCGGCTGCTGCTGCGGCGGCGACCTTAAACGTACCGGCAGAAACGGAGACTGTGGGTGCTTTCACAAACTGAACCGGCGTGGCCATGTAAAAGACTTGGCTGTTTGCTGCCGAAACAGCGCCGCCGACACCGACGATGACGTTTGATGCTGGCTCGGGAATCACCCATGCA